AGATATACGATCCCGAACACATGTTTGAACCGAACATTGTAATGGTTCAGACTGTGTTAGAATATGTTCGCGAATGTGATCAATACTGCCGTTTGGTTCAAATTGGTTCCAGCAGTGAATATGGGCCAACTGATCACTCAACTGCTGAAACAGATTTATTGAAGCCAGTTGATTACTATCAAGCTACCAAAGGTGCTGCAACATTGATGTGCCAAGGCTGGGCAAGATTTTTCAATTTGCCCGTTTGGATTGTGAGACCGTACAGTGTATATGGCCCAGGTGAACGACCGCATAGATTGTTTCCTAGGTTGTATCGTGCGTTCAATTACAACGAGCCAATGACTCTGTATCAAGGACATCATGATTTCATTTATATAAATGATTTTGTTCGTGGAATTGATTTGGTATTGCAAGAATGGGACCTGGCTCCGGGAGAAATTGTGAACTTCGGTAGCGGATCACAAACAAGTAATTTTGATCTATTGGACTTATGGATACGTATTACAGAAAATACCAATGCACCGGTGGCCAAGGTGGCCGAAATGCGAAAGGCGTTTGAAAACAACGTATGGGTCTGTGACGTTGCCAAATCTTTCAAATTGGGATTTGACTGCGAGTACACATTAGAAACAGGAATAAGAGATTTTTTATTAAAGGCAAAATATGATAGAACGATTAATTAAAACAAGTCAACAAAAGGACTTTGTTTATCAAAGCGAACATCCCGATGTCACGGCATGGTTCAATAATCCAGAAAATTACACTGATGTAATTTTGAAACAAATAAACGAGGACGGCATGTACGATCCTATTTTTGCTGGACGCACTGATATGACTGTGCTTGATCTTGGAGCCAATTGCGGACTGTTCAGTTTATATGCAGCAGACAGTTGCAAGAAACTGATCTCTGTAGAACCAACACCAAAAACATTTGGTGTACTACAAGAAATTGTTCGAGATCACGCAAATATTACTCCATTACAACTGGCTATTGGTCCACACAACGAAATGATTTCGTTCTATATTAACGAAAACTCAACCACCAATAGCATGCTCAATCGTAATGGCACCGAAACTCAAGTACAATGTATGACCCTAGAAACTTTGTTTCACATGCAGGGACTTGATCATGTAGACTTTATCAAATGTGACATTGAAGGTTCAGAAATGCAAGCATTAACTGATGCTACTCTTGGTCCAATTGCAGACCGGGTTAATTTTTGGTTTGTGGAAGTTCACCAAACTGATGTTAAAGAAAATGCCTGGCCTGGCAACCTGGGTGCAAATAGGCAGCAACTTGCTGAACTGTTTCAACGTCACGGGTATCAAACTGAAATGGTCATTCACGATCAATTGCTTGCATGGAAATGAACACACTAGCTCGTAGGGTAATTGATATTACCTACCAAGAACGTCTGAGTCACCTCAGCTCGACACTGAGTGCTTTGCCTATTATTGAAGAAATTTATGCTCAGAAGAAGGATGATGAAGTATTCATTCTGAGTAATGGTCATGCAGGACTTGCTCTATACGTGGTGCTTGAAAAATACCACGGTGTTGATCCAGTTGCTATGCTTCACAAACATGGGATCCATCCAGGTAGAGATCTAGAGAATCATTTGTACTGCTCTACAGGCAGTCTTGGTTCTGGATTACCTATCGCAGTTGGACACGCATTGGCAACTCCCAACAAGCAAGTTTACTGCATGATCAGTGACGGCGAAGCAGCCGAAGGTAGTATCTGGGAAGCATTACGTTTTATACAAGATAATAACATCACTAATCTACATGTGTACGTAAACATCAATGGTATGGGTGCATACGATGAGTTAGATACTCATCAATTGGCCTATCGGCTAGAAGCATTTTTACCTAGGATCAATTTAAGATTTAGCGATCCACCGCGATGGTCATTTGCAAAAGACCTACTAACACATTATTATGTTCTTAAAGAGCAAGACTACAAGGAGATTACTCAATGAGAAAAGAGTGTGCTAGTCTGTTATTAGAAAGCATGGTCAATACCGACCATATTCGTGTGATCACTGCTGATCTTGGATTTGGCATTTTGGACCAAATTCGCAATGCTTTTCCAGAACGTTTTTACAATGTTGGTGCAGCCGAACAACTGATGATTGGTGCTGCTGTAGGAATGGCACAAGAAGGTCTAGTACCTGTGTGTTATTCGATGAGTAGCTTTTTGCTCTATCGTCCTTTTGAATTCTTACGCAATTATGTCAATCACGAACAGATACCAGTTAAACTGATTGGCTCTGGTAGAGATCGGGATTATAGCCACGATGGTATTAGCCATTGGGCACACGATGACGAACAGGTGCTTGCTGCTTTACCAAATATTAAATTATACAAACCTCAATCAATTGCTGAACTAGAGGATATTTGGCCTGTGTTTATTGGTTCCAAAGAACCTGCTTATTTAAATTTGACAAGAAAAATATGACAACAAAAGTAGTTTACGTCACCGGCTGTCTGGGCTTTATTGGATATCACGTGACTAAAAAATGTCTAGCACAAGGATACTATGTTATTGGTGTAGACAAGAAAACCTATGCAGCAAATGTACAGTTCCTTCCAGAACTGTTAGAATATAAAGATCAGTTCAAGTTCATTGATTCCGATATCAACGATCTTGACATGCTGTACGACTGTGATTATATTATCAATACCGCAGCCGAGACACATGTTGATAACAGTATTGTGAGCAGTGATGTTTTCTTACGTAGCAATGTAAATGGTGTACATCATTTGCTCAACTTGATCAAAGAGCGTCATCGTTTCAAAATGCCCACGCTACTGCATTTTAGTACAGACGAAGTCTACGGCGACATCGAAGAAGGCGCACATGTTGAAACAGATCTACTAAAACCTAGTAATCCTTATTCGGCCACAAAAGCAGCAGCGGATCAATTGATTATTGCATGGGCACGTACATTCCGGGTGCCTTATGTTATTGTTAGACCTACAAACAATTACGGCATTGGTCAATACACAGAAAAGTTTATTCCTAAAACTATTAAGAGTTTGCAGTTAGGAAGAAAAATTCCGCTGCATGATGCCGGTATGCCACGCCGTACTTGGCTTCATGTGAGTGATACTGCATCGGCTGTTATAAAAATCATTGAGTCTGGTGTTCAAAACGAAATTTTCAACATAAGCGGAAATCACGAAGAACAAAATATTGTGATTGCCATGCAAATTATTGATATGTTTTGTCCCAACGAAGTAGACGATTACGATTTGTATTTGGACTTGTCTATTAAACGACCCGGACAAGATGTTCGATACAGTATTGACGATCAAAAATTAAAGGCTCTTGGATGGAAACCAAAAGCTATTTTTGAAGTAGAACTGGCTAAGATTGTTCAGTACTATTCCCAGACGTTTGTGTGGTAGCAACTTCAATCCACGTATAATCACCTAACCACTTGACTGGTGCAATGTAGCTATAGCTCTCCGGTGCACCAGTCGTCCAGTCATTGGGTCCTTGGTGACACAATCTAGTACGATTTATTTTACTATCAAAACATAACCAATAGGTTTGTCCGTGGTATACCTGAAACTGATATTCAGCTGCATGTACTGCATCAGTGATGTACAATCTACGTTTTATATCGTCGGCCTGTTTCTGTAAGACCTTTACCAAATCCATAATACGATCATACTCTTGCTCGGCGTGCATGCGAGCAACATTGACCATTATATCTTTTTGTTTTTGTACGGGAATTAAATCAAAGGCGGGACCACCAACTTCGGTGGCGTAGGGTGTGATATTTTTATTAAAAAAGGCGACTAATTCGCCGCCTATTTGTGCATCGTAGCTGTCCTTGCCTTTAGCTACATTACTTTTTTTCTTGCTCATTGCTCTGTTTAATAATAGTTGGATTTTCAGGCGCAGAACCTCTGACGTTTCTCAATACCCAACTGCTGTAATTTATAAAAGCTGCGAAAGGATAAGAAACTATTGCCAGTGATGCAGTTAAACAAACAAATAAAAATAAAAACAAAATTGTAAACACAGTGAACACAATTTCAAGCATGAAATTCCAAAAACCATTTACACCAATATCAAATTCTGGAGTCAGGCTCCGACCTGAATTGTGGGATCTGATGTGTGTTCGTAATGATTCTATCTGTTCGATACCACGCATTACCAAAATTTCAAGCAAACCACGATACAGCTCAGTCATAAATTTTACTCCATTGTTTTAGTTTCAGTTTTTTGTTTTGTTTGGCGTCATCTAATCTTTTTTGATCTAGCACACCTTGTTCCAACAATATATCAATCATTGCAAGAACATCACCAATTTCAATTTCAAGCATATGATTGTGTTCGATTCCGGTTTTATAATGAACGGAATCTAATCCGAAGCGACGACATTTGCTAACTTCGACAATCACTTCAGCGCACTCTTCTTGAAGAATATCTAGGGCTTCTTGTGTTTTATCATTCATCAACTAGATCCAACTCTTCTACAATAGGAGCAACTGACCAATCGGTATTATCTCTAATATCTTTAATCATTTCGTCACAAGCCTGTTGTGCCTGATCTTTGTTGACGTAAGCTTTTTCGAAAATACGATTTCCGTCGGCAAACTCTGCCATGGCAATATAAATTTTTTTCATGTTATAATTATAAACGATTTGAAAATTATTGTCAATGAACTTTGGCATCAGTGCAGCTTTTACACAAACTGTCTGCACTGTAGCAAGGTTTCATATTTTCTCTGATAAGATTTACCATAGGAGATCCGGTATACAAATCATCGTAAGAATCGCGTACCAAGTTTCCTATCACATGTTTTAAATCGTAATCCATACAGCACAAAACTACGTCTCCGTTTGGTAATAATACATGCTGATCGTAATTTGCTGTTTTGCTGCAACTGACCGGGCGTTCATGGCGAGTAATAAAATTTACTGGTTGCTCTTTGACTTGTTCTTTGTTAAGACTTCCTGCTCGGTCATGACCAAACCAATTGTAAAGCTGTATTCCCAAATGGCTGAGATCTTTGTGTACTTTACCATGATTGCTCATGGTCATTGCTTCAAGTTTAATATTGGCTTCTCGTACTGCGGTGGTCACCATATGGAATACTGCTTCCCATTCGGTGCTGTATTTCCACCCTCGCATGTTTCCGTACTCATCTGGAAAATGTACACTCAGCACTTCAATTTGTGCTCTGTACCGGTAAAGTAATGGTATCACTCGCTCGGCAGTTTCAATGTCCCAATTATAAAAAGTAGTGTAGATAGCCACATTGTGTCCAGAAATCAATGCATGCTCTAACATGTCTGTTGCAGCAGGATTGATCCAGGCTTCGGCCATGCCCGAAAAATCAATTCGAGTATTTTTTGGCACCTTTGATAGTGCTGTTTTGAATGTGTCCAGACTCATGTACTTGACATCATTGCCATACATTTCTCTGAGATTGTCTTGAGGACAAAAATTGCACATCAGTGAACAACCAATCATGGTTGTTATTTCCATTGTAGGTCTTTGCATGTTTTTACTTATCGCGTTTTTGACGTGGAGTTGAATCTTTATCTCGTGGTTCGGCTTGACGACCTTTTGGTCTAATTTGAACTCGCGTTTGTTCCGGATCTGGAACTTCTAATTCTTTAAACTTTCGATCTTGTACCTTGGTTATTTCTTCAAGCAAGGAACCTTTTTCAATGTAATTTCTTACATAAGGTCCTGACTTTTTATTTTCTACTTTGCAACGAATTGAGATCAATTCTCGTTTGGGATTCTCAACATCGTGAATACTGATTTCTGGTCGTGTCTTGCCTGTATAACTAGCGGTTAGATCTATTGTACGTAATTTGTATTCTAAATTTTTAAATCGTAAAATCTTGAATCCGCCTTTGTCAAAATCAACCAATTCCACATTTGGATCACCCAGTGTGGCGAAATGTGTCACTGCATGGGCCACTTGATCCACAAAGCGGGCTTCTTCGGTATCATCATTACCGGCAAGTCGTCTTTGTAGTTCTTCGGTGATCTGACGATACATAAACTCTACTGCTTTGATTGGATCTTTTTTGTATTGTTTTTCAAATTTGTCAACATACGGAGCAACATCAATACCAAAGTATCCAAATAGTTTGGTCATTGACTGTGTGTCACTACCGCCTACTTGCCCAAATTGTGCAACGCCGCCGACCTTCAAACTAGCATTAAGTTTTAAGGTACGCATAGCACCGTTTTGATCTCTGATGCCTACCCATACATCAGACTTCTTTTCAGTTTCGCTAGCTGCACCATCAGCAACAATATTGATCTCATCTGCTTTACCGTTAAGGTAGAAGTACTTGCTGTAGCGTTCGGCCATTGCACTATTAACATAAGCCGCTGCACTGTTGAGTTCGTTAACAAGAAGCTTTCGCTTCATGGGATTCATTAGATCTTGATACGGTCCTGTTTTTAATCTTAGAACAAAACTGATAGTGTCAGCTACTTCACTGTCGGCATCGTTAACAGTGACGCTGTAAGTATCGTCACCTTGTGACTGTAAACTATCAAGTACATTGGTAATGTCTGCTGAACTAACAGTGCCCACTTCCTCGCTGGGTTGGCGTTTTGTAAATTTAGCGAACATGGCTGCACCAAGAATACCCTCACTGACTTCACCCCTATTGCTGATAGCTGCTTCTTTGCTGTGATTTAAAGCACCTTGTATCGCACTGGTTGTACCTTGTACATAAAAATATATGTTATCTTCGGTTCTAAATTCATAAACATCGTTGCCTTTTCCCATTACTACCACAGTTTCGCCACGTTGGGTAAGTGCCTGATCTCCTAAGCTTTTGTTAGTAAGTTCAATTGGTCCAACAATTTCAAGCCCTTGTTGTACAAGCAAGCCCGACAACATTTGCCCAGACTGACTATTACTGACAATAAATTTTTGCCCTGGGCCGTACTTGCTTAGGGTCACTTCGTTAAGAATAATGTTTATAAGATCGCGCATAATAACATATTTACCGGTTTTAAATATTCTGTTAATTCATGTTGCACTGCAATAAATATACACAACAACTAAAGGAAACTATGACCATCGACTTTGAAAGTATCAAAGAACGTCTAAGAGAGATGTTCCCGAACCAATATAAAAGCGACATCGAACAATATATTGAAAGCAAAAATCCAAAGAATGCTGCTGATGTAGAACATTATATGAAGCAGTGGACTTATAGTAGTCAAAAATATCAAGGATTATGATGCGCGGATTTATTCAAGCCTTAATCGAAGCAAGACAACGTCAAGCAGATTTATATCTGCGCTGCTTGACTGCCGGAATCTAATCGTTCAATATCTTCTTCGACACATTGCTCGCCGTATTGAATTTCAACAATTGTACAAGGTCGCGTAAACGGATTAGTCAGTTGATGCCAGGTGTTTTTTGGTACACGCCATTCATCGTACTTTCCTAAGATTTTAGGCGGATTTTGCATATCTCCGGGCAAGGCCATATTGATCATACAGGTGCCCTCTGTCACCATCCAGTACTCATTGCGATGTTGATGGCGCTGCATACTGAGTGTTTGCCCGGGCATTACTTGTAATGTTTTTACTTTGGCACCGGGTATTTCATTTAGTACTGTATAACTGCCCCAAGCACGTTGAACTTCAACCGAAGTCCAACGCTTTAAAATATCGCTGCTGCTGTTTAGTTTGTCATCACCGCCTACACCAAACACAAATTCAACATCGCTAAAAATCATTTCAGGAATGTTATCTTGAGTTCTATCCCCGCCATTGGCAAAAATGATTTTTCCTTTGGGGAACATCTCTTTGACTCGTCTTATAGCATCACAAGCAGTTCCGTCTGTGTCGTCAAACTCAATTACACGATCGACCATGTGTAAATTGTCTAGCACTGTCATGCGTTCGTGCCAGGTCATAAATGAACGCCCTTTTTTACGTGCAAGCCAAGCATCTGAGTTTAGCCCAACCACGAGCCAATCGCCCAAGTGGTCAGCATGGTTGAGGTAGGATATGTGTCCACTGTGTACTGGATCAAATCCGCCAGTGCATATTACAATTCGTTCAGCGTTCATTCTTTGGGTAAATGGAAATCTTTGTCTAACCAGGTTGTAATTATTTCATCTTGCTTTACATAACCGTACTTGTTTAAGCTGTTCATAACACTGTCATTTAACAAGTTTAAATCAGCTAAATCATACCACGATGTGGTTTTTGGGTCCATGGGTTCTATGTCTGTTTTGTATACCGCAGCAGAAAGCCATGGATCATTTTCTTCTTTTAGGAAATAAGCATCTCTACAATCAAATCCATTTACGGCCAACATGTACATCAAGTTAATCAAGTTGTGATTATAAAAACACCCGTTATAACTGTGTGTTTGAAGTCTGTTGTAGGAGTAGTGAATGGCCTGTGGGAAAATCATCAACAGCATGCCATTGACATTTAACTGCTTGTTCCATGTTTTCAGCGTCAACAAAGGATTGGTAATATACTGAAAAGTATTATGACACCAAATAAAATCTATGGATCTGCTGATAGGAACTTCGTCACCATCAATATCCTTGTTGACTAGATAAACATTCTCTAGTTTTTTTAGATCAGGATCTAGATATTTAAAATCTCTGTCAACTGCGTATGTTAGATAATTTCGCGGCTCTGGCGGATCATCTCGCGTTTCCAAGGTAGCCCACCAACGTGTGTCTAGCCCAGATCCACATCCAAAGTCAGCCACTGATTCTAAACTGTCAAGAAAGCTATCGTAGCCATACAGTAAATCTAAAGTCTTTTTACTGTGTTCATGACTTTCATATGCGTTTTTAAACGGAACCATTTTTTAATACCTCTATAACTATTTTTTCTTTTAAGGGTTTTAATCTAGACTCCAGCTGATTGCATGCTTCGGCCAATTCTAATTCTGATCCCCAATTCAATGCATGTATCAGATGAGTTGCCCATCTACCACACACATCTTTTTCGATTTGAATATCTACTGCGTTGTATTTTGGCTTGGCACTAGAGCACAGAGCCCACTCGTATAATATGTTCTTTGCATGTTCTTTATAGTCCATCAAAGTGTGATATCTTCCATTCCTGCTGTTCTTAAACGAACAACATGGCCTAACATAAAGTTTTTACTTTCTAGACCTTTCATGACTCCGAGCCATCGATTTCTAAGAAAAGCAACTTCATTAATAATAGTTTCATAATCAATAACTTCGTCTTCACCGTCCACATATTTCTCGGCATCCCGGGATGATAGCGAACGAGCGTAGGATTCAAGATATTTCTGAAAGTGTTTGCGTCGTATCTTACGAAGTTGTATATTAAGATAATTAAGTACAGCTTCGATTTCCTGAAGTTGGTTGAACCTGTGTTCCGTAATACCTGGTAGGCCCGCGGTGGACTTCTCCAGGTTTCCCTTAATAGCTGTATCATATTTTGCTTGTTGGAGTTCACCTTCGTAATAATTTATGAAGTCAGGTATATTACCAAGATCTGCAACTATTCGATTATACCACATATTTTTCTAACCATGGAAACAAGACTCGCCAATTTGTATTACGCCGTCTATCTTTTTCATCAAGGAACGTAAACAATTTTACTAGTTCTTCATTGTTTTGTACACTACATTGGCATTCAGACATTATTCCTTGCATGTATTTTACTACAGTTTTTTCTTCTTCGGAGTCTGTTTTCATTAGGCTTAAAATTTTAGCGAACGACTCTTGAAATTCGCTGCCTCCTAATATTTTTGGGTGCATATAAGTTGGCCCTGTTTGTGCCGATGGTGTTGTAAAATACTGTCCAATTTTTCTCTTTTTACTTTGTTCATTTAAGTATTCCAACAACTCTGGCATGGTTTTGATAGTTAATACTGTAATAACTTGATTGATATTTAATTTGATCCAAGCTTGATCAATTAGATATTCAAAATTCTTTTTCCATTGTTCTAAATCTAGACCGCTGCGAACGTATTCCTGCTGAGGACCAAAACAATCTATGCTGCATGTGATGTCTAGTCTTTTTATTTTTTTAGTTGCCAGCATGTTTTGAAACTGTGCAATAAACTTTTTTAACATCTCATGAGGAACCATTAAATTTGTCACGATGTTAATTTCACAATTGGAATTTTTTTGTTGTGATAAAAAATCAAGCAGTATCACAAATTCTCGTTGAAAGAATGGTTCTCCACCAAGTACATTTAATCTTTCTAGACTAGAATAGTTTTTATCTAACCATTCGAGTAATAAAGGAAACAATTCTGCAGAATTATCTTGTGCAATTGGTTTTAGTGTTATTCCGTTTTTATCAAAATTGCCAAATTTGATGTGTTCTTGATTTATAACTGAACTGTTAGATGGGCTGCAATATAGACAGCCCAGGTTGCAAACATTGTTTAGATATACTTCAAGAATTCTAGGACTTACTATAACCGCAGTGGGATCATTCTCTAGTTCTACAGGCACTTGATCCGGAATTGCAAGATGTTGCATCCTGTCACTGAATCCGCCAACTTTTTCTATTTCTTGACAATGACTGCAATTGTGTTCCGGCCATTCACCAGCAAGCATGTGTTGTCTATCTTTTATCACATGCTTGTTGTTGTGAAAATTAAAAAAATTTTCTTTATTTAATGGATGAAAAGTGGTCCGATGGCAACTGGACGATACCCCATTATGGAGGTACAGAGTTGACCAGGACCACTTTAATTTACAGGCAGTTTCTGTGTTTATAGGAAAAAATTTTTTTTCCTTATTCATCATCGTAGTCGTCGGGTTCCTCATCAACCACGTATTCTTTTAATGCTCTGGCAAGTGCAGCATCTGTGGCTCCAAACACTTTGAGTTCTTCATCGGACAACATATCAACCATAACACTCATTAAGTTGTCTGCACACTCTTGGCGATCTTTTGTTGGGACATAAGATTTCATAATTGTGTACAACTCAACTAACACTTCTACATCAATGCTCATTCTACAGTTTCCTCTTCTGATTGAACAGCAGCAGTATCTTTATGCGGATTCTTTGCAAAGTCTTCCATGACCTTGTCCAAGCTGCCGTCATCATTGCGCTCCCACGCCTTACGGAATTGCTTGATAACGGTACCGTCTGCTAGCGTGTATTTAAGACTGTTGCCTTCTTTCTGCAATAAACCTTTGCCTTCAAACATGTCTACTAGCCCTGAGTACGGATTCATACCAGATTCATAAGGAATCTTGACTTGTACACTTTCAAAAGGCTTGGCATAGCGTGTTTTCATGATTTTACATGCGGCACGAATACCTTTAACTTCCGAAATCTTGTTGCCATCTTCATCTTCTTTGAGCTTGAGCTTACGCATAGCAACAACAATTGAACTTGCGTAAATGAAGCCTTGTCCGCCCGAGATCTTGTCATCAGGGTCAAACATGTCTTGGCTAGCATAGGTATGATTTGTGGCAACCAGACCGATGTTCAAGCTACCAAACATGTTTACACAATTACGTACCAGAGCTGTCAGTGCCTTGGGCTTACGACCCATGTCACCTTTCAAGTCACCGGCTTCAAATTGATTAACATCTGTGGGAGTTAATAACATACCCAAGCTATCTAATACGATTAACACTTTAGGACGCTCAGTCTCTGGTAGTGTTTTGTACTCTTTAACAAACTCTGTGATCATTTTAGCAACGTCATCGATCATTGCCATGTTGAGTTTGAGAAGCTTGTTTTCAGAAGTATCGACGCCGAGTGCGTGAAGCCAGGCTTCGTCGAGTGCGTTTTCAGTATCGATAAGAATAACATATATACCTTGTTCTTGTGCGTTCTTAACCAGATTTCCTGAGCAGATAAAGCTTTTGCCTGCACCAGACTCTCCAGCAAATACAGTAACCTTACCCATTGGAATACCCTTATTAAAGTCCCCGCTAATAAGATAGTTGAGAGCGTAATTGTTTGTGGAGATCCAGTCTGTTGGGTCGTTAAATCCGACACTGATACCGTCAATACTTTTTGTAATACTTTTGCGAAACTTGCTTACGTCAAATGGTTTAGCCATGATAATTTTCCTTTGATAAATTCCTACTTAGTAGTTTTTTGTACTCTTCTAAACTTTGTGCTTTTGGGGCACAGAACCCACACATACAAATGTCTTTTACACATTTTATAATAGGAGGCTCAGTGCTGTCAAGTTGTATTTTTAATTGTTTTAATATAGATTGGTAATTATTTAGATTGCCCAATGGTTCGACCCGACCTGTTGTGCTGGTTTTGCAATCTTTGTTTGTGAATACTGCGCCATCCAGTTGCCTTACAAATAGAAAAAACCAATTTACACTACAATACCAATCCTTGAAACCTTGTTTTGGTACATACGACGCACAAGATTTTAAATCTCCATTGAGACTGAGTTTTCTGCCACCACAACAAGGTCTTCCTTGATCAATGCTTGATACTTCACTTTTTTGTTCTGTGATGTTGATAAATA